CACCTTTTCCAGAAGCGCAGCATTGTCGACTGGGCGTTTTGTATTGTCCCGTTCTCCAGCGCGTTCTGCGTGCGCGACGATGGGAAATTGCTGGTGCTGACCTATCTGCGTGATCAACAGGTATTCGCCTGGTCTCCGCAATCCAGTGCCGGGAAATATGAGAGCACTTGCGGTATCAGTGAAGGCAGCGAGGATGCGATCTATTTCGTGGTTAACCGCACCATCAACGGCCAGACAAAACGCTATATCGAGAGGCTGGCAAGCCGACAGTTTACCGATGACATTGACGCTTTCTTCGACAGCGGACTGACCTATGACGGACGCAATGCCAGCAGCCGGGAGGCCACTATCAGCGGTGGAAGCGGGGACTGGAGTTATCAGGTGCCGTATACCCTGACGATGAGCGGGGCCAGCTATTTTACCGCGGGAGACGTCGGCGCACAGATCCAGTTCCCCTACACAGGAACCGATCCTGAAGATGGTAGCGCCGTTGCCATGCAGATGCGCTGCGACATTATTTCGGTTGAAAGCGGCAACTCGGTAACCGTCACAGCCAACAGGAATATTCCTCCTGTCCTGCGCAATACCGCCACCACTAACTGGTATATGGCCCGCCAGACATTCGCCGGACTCGATCACCTTGAAGGACAGACCGTCAATGTACTGTCCGACGCCAGTGTAGAGCCGCAGAAAGTCGTCACCGGCGGCGCCGTTACGCTGGAGAAACCCGGCGCAGTGGTCCACATCGGCCTGCCGATTAACGCCCAGTTTGAAACCCTGGACATCAATATTAACGGGCAGGAGACGCTGCTCGATAAGAAACAGCTGATCAATTCCGTGACGCTGGTGGTCAACGCCAGCCGAGGCATCTGGGCATCAACTCCAGGCGGCCAGTGGTACGAATACCCTCAGCGCGAGTTTGAGTTTTACGACGATCCGGTTGATGACGCCACAGGCAAAGTAGAGGTCAAACTCGACAGCAACTGGGATAAAAATGGGCGGGTAAAAATCCGTCAGACTGACCCGCTGCCGCTTTCTGTGCTGGCGGTGATCCCTCGCATTACCGTGGGAGGCTTTAATGATTAACGCTCAGATAGTCCCAGCCACCGCAGAGCACATCGCTGAAATTATCCCCGCGTGCGCCTGGCAGACATCGAAGAGTTTGCCGCCACGAATGGCTGGAGTGCTGCCCGTGTTCTGGAATGTGGCCTTCGCACATCAACCTTCTGTTGTGCCGGCTTGATAAACGGCCGCGTTGTCACTGTCTTTGGCGTGGCGCCCGCTTCAATGATTGGCGGCAGCGGGATCCCCTGGCTTGTAGGCACGGATGATCTGGAGCGCTATCAGCGCACATTTCTGCGCCGCTGCCGGCAGGTGGTTGCTGCAATGCTGTCCGTCTATCCGTATCTCGAAAATTATGTCGATGCCCGTAACCACGTCGCAAAAGCGTGGCTGCACTGGCTCGGTTTTACCCTGGAAGACCCGGCGCCGTATGGTGTGCTCGGCCTGCCGTTCCACCGCTTTTACATGGAGAAAAACTGATGTGATCCGACTATCGCCGCCGGCGCGACTTTAGCGCTCAGCGGCCTGTCTGCATATAACCAGTATCAGCAGGGTAAATATACTGCCGCGGTTGCTCAGCAGAATGCTGATGTTGCAACTGCCCAGGCTAATGACGCCATAAATCGCGGTAACGCGGAGGCTGATCAGCGCCGTCGTGAGACCCGGCAGCGGCAGGGCACGCAGGCGGCAATAATGGGCGCAACTGGTGCTGATATGAGCTCAGGATCTGCGCTGGATATTTTCGGGATACGGCGCAGTTTGGCGCACTGGATGCTCTGACGACCGTCAATAATGCTCAGCGAGAAGCATACGGATATCAGACGCAGGCGGCTAACTATGAAGCGCAGGCAAGCGCGGCTAAAAGCTCAGGAACTATCGGCGCGGCGACAACGCTGCTTACTGCGCCGCTGAAAGCCTATGGCGCTTATCAGTCATTCGGCGGAACCTGGAACCCGTTCACGCAGAGTAAGGCCGCACCAATTTCTGCTGCCATCGGCACGCCTACCGGTCGATAAGGAGAGAACTATGCCAGTTGTACCAACAGTCGCCGGGCGTCAGGTTGAAAGCCGCGGCGTTTCCACTCAGGGATTTCAGGCATTCGATCAACCAAATGCAGGCGATGCGCTGCTGAGCGCAGGAAGCCAGGCGCTTGACGTATTCGGTCAGGCTAAACAGCGCGCAGATGTCGCTATGGCACAGGATGCATCGCTGCAACTGACGCAGACCGCAAGCGATCTGATGACCAACCCGCAGAATGGCCTGCTTAACCTGCAGGGTAAAAATGCCCTCGGCAAGGGGCAGGAATACACCCAGCTCTTTGACGCAAAGGCTCAGGAGCTGGCGATGCAGTTGCCGGAGTCGGCGCGCCAGGGATTCCTGCAGCAGGCTCAGCAGCAGCGCATTCAGTTTACGTCTCAGGCTGGCCGGCATGAGATAGGGCAGCTCAATGCGTATGAAGAGGGGCAGTTCCAGGCAACGCTGACCACCGGCGCCAAAACCGCTTCGGCGATGTACGGCGATAACGCCAACTATGTGCTAGCTAATCAGCAGGCGTTTCAGCAAATAGAAAGCTTCGCGCCGCACAATGGGTGGAGTCCTGAGCAGATCCAGGCCAAAAAGTGGAATTCAAAGAGAAGGTAGCAGATGGCGCGCTTTCTCAGTGGTCAGCAAATAACGCGATCGGATTCATTCAGAGCAACGGTGAGCTGAGCGATACGGCCGCCGTTCACGGCGGGCTTACTGTTAACCCTTATGGTGGTGAGCCATCATCTACGAAAGGAATGATTACCCAGGGACATAACTTATTCAACCGACCATCTGTAAAAAACGAAGATGGTACTATCAGCACGGTAAGAACTATTTCCGTAGGCACAGATGCTGGTGAAGTCCTGATACCAACGGTCAGTGATGACGGTAAATTACTTTCAGATGATGAAGCAATCGCGCTATATGAAAAAACAGGAAAGCACCTTGGAATATTTGATAATCCTGATGATGCGACTGCATATGCAGAAAAGTTGCACGAGCAGCAAGATCAGTATTATGTGAAAGGTGATAGCAGCGATGCCAGGGGTATCCGCAACAATAACCCAGGAAACCTCGAGGCGAGTTCATCAAATCCATGGTAGGCCAAACTGGTAGTGATGGCCGGTTTGCAAAATTCGAGACTCCGGAACACGGGATCCGCGCGCTTGGGCGTAACCTGATTTCATACCAGCGCCAGGGGATTGATACCGTTGGCGAGATTATCAATCGCTGGGCGCCGCCGTCTGACAATAACGACACGGCTGCATACATCAAAGCGGTTTGCGCGCAGCTCGGCGTCACTGCTAACCAGCCGCTTGATGCATCAAACCCTGATACGCTGCAGGCGCTCTGCGCCGCCATCATTAAGCATGAAAATGGCACGCAACCATACAGTCCTGACCAGCTATCAACAGGCGTCAGCGCCGCGCTGGGGCTCTCTCAGTTGCCAACCAGCAATAAACGCTACACCGGCAATGCAGCATTCGACGCCGCCACGCCGGAAGCGCAGGCCACTTTTCTGCGCCAGGCTGACCAGATCCGCCGGCAGCAGCAGGCCGAATACAGAACGGCTATCGATAGCCAGGTTCGTGATGCTACTGCCGCCTATATGCGCGGTGTAGAGTTTCCGGATCCTCCAGGAGAGAAGGAGTTTCTGGCTGCCTACGGCGTGAGGGAGGGAAACCAGCGTTACACCGAATTCAGGAATACGCAGATTGCCGGGCAGTACATAGGCTCGTTCCGCAACATGCCGACCAGCAGCATCACAGCCTACGTCAATCAACTGAAGCCAACGCCGGAGCAAACCGGGGAAGGGTATGCATCGCGAGCCGCTCTTTATGACAATGTTGTCACCGCTGCTAACCAGGTGATTAAACAGCGTCAGGCCGATCCTATTCAGTTTTCTCTGTCTTCTGGCCAGAGTAAGCCTATAGACATGACCAACCAAAATAACTTTGGCCAGAGCATTGCGCTGCGTGCATCTCAGGCAGCCGAACTGTCAAAATCATACGGCACGCCATTAACTTTTTTTTCTAAAGAAGAGGCCAGCCAGATCGGGACTTTCTTCCGCGATGCCCCAGTTTCACAGCAGTCTGCATACCTTGATACGATCAGACAAAGCACCGGTGGAGGGCAGGTCTATATGGCTGCGCTGCAACAAGTAAGCACCAACGCCCCTTCTGCTGCGGTAGCCGGTATCCTGATGGATAAACCTGGCGGGATTGTTGCAGAGAAAAGCTGGTTTAGTCCTGACGTCAATGTGTCTCCGGAATCAGCGGCACAGACTATTCTTTCTGGCTCCGCTGCACGCCGTGGTACCAAAGATGCTAAAGGCATTGCTATGCCGAAGGATACAGAATTACTCCCTGATTTTACTGACATAGTAAAAGATGCATTCGCTGGTGATTCAGACGGTGCTTCTATGGCCTATGACATCGCCAAAGACTACTACGCAGGAATCATGGCAAAGAAAGGTGTTGTCTCTGGTGAGGTGGATAGATCGGTCTGGAAACAGGCTGTTAACGTAGCCACTGGCGGTGTGCATGACTATAACGGCATGGGAAGCGTGCTGTTGCCGTGGGGGATGTCAGCAGATCAATTTGATAAACAGGTTGATCAGGCATGGAAATCCCAGGTTATCGATGCCGGCATTAAAGCGCCACCAGGCCAGTATGGTTTGCAGAGTTATGGCGACAGTCAGTATCTCGTGAAACTTGGTACCGGATACCTTCTGAAACAGGACGGAACACCGGTAGTTATCGATCTCACGCAGCAGCGGCAGCGCTTCTCTGGAGATATCCCTCAATGAGTTACTTCGGACTTAACCCGGTAAACCAGAATCAACAGCTGGATGATGCAGCTTCAAATCCTGCTGGATTCAACAGTGATGTGGGTTTCTTCGATAATGCAGCCGGCGCTGGCCTGTCTGGTCTCTATTCTGGCCTGGTGGCTAAACCAGATCAGTTACTCTGGGCGGGAATGGACAAGTTGGTTTCACCTATCGCCAAATTCGTAAACGAAAACACCTCAGTAAACGATACGTCTGCGGAATACATTGCCGAGCAAAGAAAACTGGCACAGCAGCAAGTTAAGCGCCTGACACCAGACGCGGCCACTACAGGACGGCTGGGCAGGTTCTGCATGGGCTGTTCGATATGGGTGGGCAGGCTGTAGTTGGTTCACTACTTGCTGGCCCTGCCGGCGGTGCGGCGGCAGTGACATCCCTGCAGGGGTTTTCAGAGTATGAGCGACTTACTGCGCAGGGTGTAGATTTCAGGACGGCACAGGAAGCAGGGCTGGTGCAGGGCATCACTGCTGGTGCAGGAACCCTAATACCAATGAGCCTTGGTCTGCGTGCTGGTGGCGCACTGGCTGAAGGTGTCGGCGCTCAGTTATCACGATCGGCGCTTGGAAATGCCGCTGGTGCCGTTGCGCGCGCTGCGCCTGATATCGCTTATGCGGCAGGTACCAACGTCGCATTTGGTATGGCTATGCGCGGCAGCACAGCATCCATCCTGCGAGATAATGGCTATGAGGATATGGCCTCTCAGTATGACGTGTTCGATAAGCAGGCGATGGCGATCGATGCCGTTCTCGGCCTGGCATTCGGCGGTGTTGGCCGGTTCGTAAACTCGCGTGGTGAAAATGTTCGCCCACCTGATTTTATGCCTGCCGACGTCGATGCAGCGCTGGCAGCCAATGCTGCTCATCATGCTGAGTTTGATATCGCTCCAGGCATCCCGGTTAATGTGCTGTCACGCGATGCGCATGCTCAGGCACTACGGCAGGCAATGCAGGATGTCAGCGCAGGCCGATCGGTTGATGTGGCGAGTATTGTTGAGCCAGCGGCGTTCACCAGCATACCGACGCGGCGCAGCATTATATCGCAGGCACTGGATGAGATGCTTTCTCAGGCAGATGAGGGCGCAACCGCCAGAGCTCTTGAAATGCGGACGCTTGAGGATCAGGCTGCGCAAATTCTTCCGCGTGGCGACCGCAAGGTTTATCAGTCTGAAATAGCCAACAGCGAACGCATTATCACCAACCTCACTGAGCAGCGTAATCAGATACTGGCAGAGCAGCCGGCTGGCAGCGGCAAAACGCTGTCCCGTGCTCGCGCAGACAAGCAGGCAAGACTGAGGGATGTAGACCAGCGGATCAGCGAAGCACAGGGGAGGCTGGAATTCTCTCGTAACGCACTGGCTCCGCATGAGCCTGGTGGCGAATTCTTCGAGGCAAGGGCAAAGATCGCCCGCAGGCAGCAAGCAGAGGCAGAGCTTGATGCTCAGGCTCTTTCATTTTTCCGCACGGCAGAAGTGCGCTCCGCCGATGAAGTCGCACCGCTGGAGCCTAACGCGGCTCTCCTGGACATAGAAACCACGCCATCGCCAAGAACGGCAGAGAATCAGCAGGACATTGATGTGATGGCTGCTGAAGAGTCACTGGCATTATCGCCAGATATGATGATCACCGTTCTTGATGATGACGGCAATCCACAGTCCAGAAGCGCGCGTGAGGTGCTTGATGATGCTGCACGTGAAAATGAGCAGGCAGTGCGGGACTCCAGACTTTTTGATGTCGCTGTTGCGTGTTTCTTAAGAGGATAAATTATGCGTCAGGAATGTATTAACGCCGTGCAGCAGGCCGCAAGCCGCCGACTCACGCAGCAGGAAATCAAGAATATTGAAGACCGTATTTACCGGAACATGCGGCAACTGGCCCGCAATGATCCGGCTTCGTGGCGGGCGATGACTGACGCCGAACGGCTGCGCCGAGCCGGGCAGTTAGCAGCGAACGAACTCACTAACGAAGCTGCGCTGAAGAAGCGCCGCGTGGCACTCACCATCGCAGCCAGGCAGCGGCTCGACGCCTTCATAAAGACCTACCAGGGGAAAGACGGCAAGCTTGAGGCGCTTAACCGGACCATCGCCTTTCACGCTGACGGGAAATCAAATTTCCTGTCGGTAGAATCACGCGGCAAAGCCACACGCGACTATGCACTAAGCCAGATTCAGGAAGCATTTGAAGCGGTAGACCCGAGATTCTTCCACCTGTTTGAGGACGAGGCCAGCGTGCGCGATCTGGTTTACGAGATGCGCGGGCAGAACACTGGTAACGTCAGGGCTAAGAAGGGCGCAAAAGCATGGGCTGGCGTTACTGAACTGCTGCGCCAGCGCTTCAATGACGCTGGTGGTGATATCGGCTACCTGGAAAATTGGGGCATCCCTCAGCACCACTCAATGGAGAAAGTCGGCAGGGTTCCGCAGGATAAGTGGGTTAGCGACGTCATTGGCAAACTGGATCGCAAGTACTACATCAAAGATGACGGACAGTTGATGAGCGATGCTGAGTTGACAACCTTCCTGGGCGAGGCATACAACACCATAGCCACCGGCGGGCTGAACAAATTAAGCGATACTGGCATGCGCATTTCCGGCGCGCGCTCTAATCGCGGTAATGCATCCCGTCAGATCCACTTCAAAGACGCAGACTCCTACCTTGAGTATCAGCGAGAATATGGCGATCGCTCTCTGTGGGAAGTAATGGTCGGGCACCTTGAAGGTATCAGCAAAGATATCGCGCTGGTTGAAACATACGGCCCGAACCCCGATCACGTTTTCCGCTCTATCCTGGACGAGGTTACGGCTGAACAGGCCACTGCCAACCCTGAGCGCACTGGCAGGATTAAGCGCCTGGCCAACAGTACCGAGAACCTTTACAACTTTATCGCCGGGAAGACGCAGCCGATCGCTAATCCGCACATCGCACGATGGTCGGACAACATCCGAAACTGGATGGTGGCGAGCCGACTTGGTTCCGCGCTGCTGGCTTCATTCTCTGACCTGGGCACGATGTATATGTCGGCGAAGGTAGCGAACATCCCGATGAACCGACTATTTATGAACCAGCTTGAGGCCATGAACCCGGCGAACCGCACGGAGCTTGCCCGCGCCCGTCGCGCTGGGCTGGCTATGGAATCGTTGCTCGGCAGCGTTAACCGCTGGGCGATGGACAATATGGGACCGTCGGTTTCCCGCTGGGCGGCAACGGCGGTAATGCGCGCCAGCGGCCTGACAGCATGGACCGATGCTCACAAGCGTGCCTACGGCGTGACGATGATGGGCAGCCTTGGCGAAGTGGTCAGCCGGGCGCCGGATCTGAGAAGCCTTGATGACAGCGATTTCCGCATACTGAAGAGCAAGGGCATTACTGAGCAGGACTTCAGCGTATGGAAACTGGCGCAACAGGAAGACTGGGGTAACGGAAACACTACGATGCTCACGCCGGAAAGTATTATGCGGATCCCTGATGCTGCTGTTATGCACTTAGGACTGCCGGAGCGAGTCAGGTTTGAGGCCATGCGCCGGCTGTTGGCAGCAGTATCTGAAGAAGTCGACATGGCAGTCATTACGCCTGGCGCGCGTGAGCAGCTGCTTACCGGTGGCGGGTTGCAGCGCGGCACATGGAAAGGTGAGTTAACCCGCTCGGTTTTCCTGTTTAAATCGTTCCCGATATCTGTTGTTTTGCGGCACTGGACGCGTGCAATGGGGATGCCTTCCGCTGGTGGCCGGGCTGCCTATATCGCCGCATTCCTCGCCAGCACCACGATGCTGGGCGCGCTGTCTCAGCAGCTTAACGACCTGGCATCCGGGCGTAACCCACGGGAGATGACCGGAAAAGATGCTGGTAAATTCTGGCTCGGTGCACTACTGAAAGGTGGTGGCCTTGGCCTGTATGGTGATTTTCTTCTTTCTGACCATACCCGTTATGGCGGCGGTGCGCTGGCTTCAATGCTGGGGCCTGTGGCCGGACTGGTTGATGACGTGGTTAAGCTGGCTCAGGGTATCCCGCTTAATGCCGTTGAAGGAAATCCGGAGCAGACAGGTGGTGATCTGGTTAAACTCGGCAAGGGGCTTATCCCCGGTGCCAACCTATGGTATGCAAAAGCAGCTCTTGACCATATGATATTTAATCAGCTGCAGGAATACTTCTCGCCTGGCTATCTGCGCAAGATGGAGCAGCGTTCGAAGAAAGAATTCAATCAAACATACTGGTGGCGACCGCAGGACGTAACGCCGGAATAAGGGGAGGGGAGCTTGTTTTTAATTGTTTTGTCTGTGATAGTTTCTTGTGGGTTGTTATTCGCTGACCGATACAAATATTTTCTTAGCCCCCCAGCGCAGGCTATCTGCTGGTTTATTTTTGTTATGCAGGGAATAATTCTTGTGGCGAGCCTTATTCAAGGTAAGCCTCTAATTTTTTCTGAATAAATAGGTGACTACATGCAAGCCATTGGCTTTATCGTTTACATCGTGGTGGGGCTTTTTCAGTTGGCGGCAATTATGGCTGGGCTGGAATCATGGTGGGGTTTGCACTGGATAATAGCTGCGCCAATTGCATTCATCATTAGCTACATACCACTGGTTGGGTCTATCGTGGGAATGGTAGGAGCTATGGATGTTTGGCGATGGGAGTGGTGGCAGGCTGGGCTTCTTTTCTTTGGTGGCCTGGTTTTTGCTATTGTCTGCGGAGGAATGTCTTCGTTCTTCGAATGGCTATCTTTCAGGAGAAGAGCGTGACATGTCACAAAGGCCGCGATAGCGGCCTTATTTATCACTGACCGCCGGGGCGAGAATCAGCAGAACGCCCGCCGCAACGTGAGCCGTCAGCAGCAGTATCACTATCATGCTGGCAGTTACCAGCAAAAGCCTGTGTAGCAGAACCCAGAGACATCAGAACAAACAGGACAGCGATTACTTTTTTCATTTTCACTTACCGTGTGTAGACCACTTAATGTGGCGATGGGATTGTAGAATTATGTTCGGTTTTTATCCATAAAATCTTCATGGTCTGGTAAGTTGCCGTTATCTCAGATGCTGCCGCAACTGCATTGTGCAGAAATCCAGGTGTGTTTGCAGCTCCCGCATCGACAACTGCGAGCTTGTCACATAGTTAACCAGTGCCACCAGTTCCGCCGCCGCACCGCTGACATCGTGGCCGTCTCGCTCCATCTCCCTGAGCAACTCCATCAGCTGTGATTTTACAACCAGGGATCTGACCCCTTCCGGGGTGTGAATACGATCCGCAAAACCTTCGTCGACAGGATACTGGTACCGCTCTGGCATTAGTAATACTCCCATAAACACTGTATATATACATATATCAAAAGGTAACAAAGTTTTCCAGAGCTCTTTTGTTTACCTTAATGGTAATGTTTTTGCTCGTTTTGATCTGTTTTATTCATATATGGTTTGATGGGTAATAGAATGATCTCCAGTGTGGCGCGCCGGGCGCTGCGACATCCGGAGATTTCATATGACGGTCTCAACCGAAGTCGACCATAACGACTACACAGGGAACGGCGTTACCACATCTTTCCCGTACACGTTCCGCATCTTCAAGAAGTCAGATCTCACCGTCCAGGTCGCGGACCTTAACGAAAATATTACGGTGCTGACTCTGGATACCGATTACTCCGTTACCGGGGCGGGTACCTATTCTGGCGGGAATGTCGTGCTGATGTCACCGCTGGCCAACGGATGGCAAATCTCTATCTCACGTGATCTGCCAGTTACCCAGGAGACAGACCTGCGTAACCAGGGCAAGTTCTTCGCCGAAGTCCACGAGGATGCTTTCGACAAGCTGACGATGCTGATCCAGCAGTGTTTCAGCTTTCTCCGGCTGGCGCTGCGCAAGCCTTCGTTCATCGCGAACTATTACGACGCACTCAATAACCGCATTCGTAACCTTCGTGACCCGTCACAAGCGCAGGATGCGGCCACGAAGAATTATGTTGATTTAAGCAATGCCGCGAACAATGACTACACAGATAGTCAGCTCAAGCACACATTGAGATTCCCTGATCAAGTAGATCAAATGCAGGGGGCTGATATAAGGTCGCATTCATTGCAAGGTTATAATAATCAGGGTAAGCCCGTCCCTGTTTTTGCAATGACTGATACTGCAGATCTTGCTCTTAAGTTAGCGAGTAATGACGGGCAACTACTAATAGGCGCTCCAGATAATATTGACGCACTACGCACTATATTTCCTGGCGATTATGCCAGAATTGAAACTAAAGGTGCCTTCTCTGCTGGAGATGGTGGAGATGGCTCATGGGTATACGATCATGCTAACTTAAGCGTGGAAGTTTCTTTATATCCTAGAATATTCATCGCTCCGAATTACGACCCTACTGGCGCTTCTGGTGCGTGGAGACCTAATATTGGTAAGAAATTGATTAAACTTGCAGCAATTGGCTTTGGTATTATGGGGTTAAATACTGCTGCTGGCGATACATGGCCGCTTCAGGCAGCTGGAGCAGCACAGGTTAATAAGGAAATTTTGGAGCAATGTGTAAGGTGGGATGCCGGGCAGCGGATAAAAGAAATACCTCCAGTAGTTATTTATACATCAAGTTATTCATTTCCAGACGTAGACCCTAAGCTAAAGGCTACCCCTGCGACTAATTCAGCAAACGGATCCTTTTTCCTGACTCATCCAGACCTCAACACCGATGGTGTACCATATGTTTTCGATATAGGTAATCTGTCATCAAGAATGAGTCTTCCTGCACTTAAGGATATATCATGCGCTTCATATAAGTTTTTTAGTACGCCTAACTATAACACCTTCACAGACGCCAGAGAGGACAGGATTTGTTTTAGAATTCGTCATGTTGGGACAAAAGTTAATATTAAAGGGTTGTACGCTGGTGGTTATTCTCAGGGGTATTATTTTAGCGAGATTTGGGACGGTGTTATTGACCAGTGTCGGGCTTTATATTGCTCAAACCCGCAAGGTACAAAACCTGCGTTTTTCATCGGTAGCCAGGAATCCGATAATTCAAACGCTCTTGACGTGCGTCGTTTGCATATTGAGTTTTCTCCTTACGCATTTGAGGTTGGATTCTGCGAGCATGTAAACTTTACTAACGGAAAAGTTGAAGCATACCGCGCGGCAGGAGCTACGCATCCTCTGGTAAGATTGCAGCCACAATGTAGCAAAATAAATATTACTGGATTCCAGTTTGTCACAAATAACGCAAGTACAACTCACGCTATTGAGGACTACAGTCAATTTACCAACTTCAATCACTGCTGGTTTGCTGGGGCTGATGACGGTAACTATCCACAGGCTGGTATTCACTGGTATAAGAGGGTAAATCCGACAAACAGCCAGACCACGTTTACAAACTGCCACTTTAACCGCTGTCATGTCGCTGACGGGTCTGACCCCAATGATTATCCGATCATTCTGGGTAACTACGCAGTATTTGATGCAATCTGCCGGGTATCATCAACCTACAACACCAGTTCAGGTACAGTGACAGTGGTTAACGGTGGGATTCTTAACTGCGGCACAAGCTGCACGGTGAAGAAACTGCATCTGATCACAGGATCGGCAACTAAAGCCTACGGTCCAACAATATGGTTCACTGGCACAGGAAACCTTGTAAGAAGAGTTACACAAACTTCAGGTGATAATATTTTTAGACTTGCTGGAGGTGATGCCAATAATTCGATTGATTCTTTTGGAAATCAGTATCTGAACACCTCGGCAAGTATTATTTACACCTACGGTAAGCGAGACGTTATTCTTACTGCAGCAACTAATGTTACTCAGTTATTTGGATTTGTAGGAGACATTATTAGAATCACATCCAACTCATCAGGAAGCACGATTACCAATTCGGCTAACCTCATAACTTCCAGCGGTGCAAATATAACCATGGCTGCTGGCGTAACTTATACATTCCGCATGTCCAGCGGTTCTGTTGCCAGACAAGTAACGGCATAAGGAGTTTAAAATGTCAGTAGTTATTAGTGAAACAGTACAGAAGCAATATTTTTATCCTCAGCTTGGCGTTTATATGCCAGGGGTGTCTGAGAAAATCGACGTGACCTATACCGCCATAACAGTAGGAATTGACGGCGAAGAGGTAACAGCTCAGTTCAGTGTATCGATAGCTGGCTGTTTGATGAAGGGGCACCGCGAGTTGAAATTTAATCCGGTATCAATGAATGGTGATTTACTTTCTCTTTCAGAGACAGCACTTAAGAACCTGATTGAAAACCCGGTGAATGATGCTGATAACGAGCCTGAATATGTATACGCGGATACGAACGCAAGTAATCCATTATCTTAATGATCAATTAACTCGTTTGATTGTTACCATTTATCCATAAACGGTTTATTGTGTATGATGATCTTACCAAACTAAGGAGGTTCATCATGCATAGTAAACGGTGGTCATCATGTCCGCATCGCTAACCGCTGATACAATAAATCAGGGGCTTAGCTACGGTGCGCTGGCGGCAGTTATCGCCGGCGTACCTCCAGAAGTGGCGCTGGGGTCGCTGGCCGGGGCGGTAATTTTTGTTACCTCTGCAGTTGAGTATCCGGTCAAGCGCCGTGTTCTCCTGGCGCTGCTCAGCCTTCTCTGCGGCCTTCTCTTCTACAAACCCACAGCATCAATCCTTATCGGCGTTGCCAGCATGATCCCCACCATCACACAGGACTCGTTCGAGCGGGGTATTGTCTACTCCGCCGGCGCGTTCGTTGCGGCAATTGTCGCGGTGCGGGTCGGGATATGGCTGTATCACCGCTCTGACAATCCGCGCGATTTAATCCCGGGAGGAAAAGACGATGACAGGCCATGATCTGCTGCTTATCGCTAATTCCATCATATGCGGCGGGATAGCGCTGCGGGTGATGTTCTTCCAGCGCAACGGATCGCGCCACCGCCGCTGGGGTGGGTGGATAGCCTATTTCCTCATCGTGGCGGCGGCCAGTATCCCGCTGCGTACCGCGTACTCATACCTGTACCACTTCCCCATGACCGCAGATCTTTCTGAGGTCGTTATCAATGCTGTGATGTTCGCCGCGGTGCTGAAGACGCGCGGCAACGTCGTGCAAATCTTCAAGATATCGAGGTCTCAACATGGACATTAACGAGTTTCAGAAAGCTGCCGGCGTTAACCTGGCGCTGGCCACGCGCTGGCATCCGCACATTGTGGCGGCCATGAAAGAGTTTGGCATCATCAAGCCGCTGGATCAGGCGATGTTTATTGCCCAGGCCGGGCATGAAAGCACTGGCTTTACCCAGCTCGTTGAGAGCTTCAATTACAGCGTGGCGCGGCTGGCTGGTTTCGTCCGTGCCGGGCGACTGACGCAGGGCCAGGCTAATTCCCTCGGGCGCCGGCAGGGTGAACCATCGTTGCCACTGGAGAGGCAGCGGGCCATTGCTAATCTGGTGTACAGCAAACGCATGGGGAATAACGGGCCGACAGACGGCTGGTTTTACCGCGGGCGCGGGCTTATCCAGATCACCGGGCTGAACACCTATCGCGACTGCGGCAACGGCTTGAAGGTGGATCTGGTTAAGCAGCCGGAGCTGCTGGCGCAGGACGAGTATGCGGCGCGGAGCGCGGCGTGGTACTTCGTGAAATATGGATGCGTGAAGTACACCGACGACCTGATGCGCGTCACGCAGATCATCAATGGCGGGCAGAATGGCATCGACGATCGCCGCGTGCGTTACCTGTCGGCCAAGAAGGTGCTGGCATCATGATCACGGCATTCGTGAAAGCATACTGGAAACAGTTGCTTATCGTGTCTATGCTTGCTGCTCTGGTGGCCGGCGGCGTTGTAGCCTGGAATATTCACGGTGACAGACAGTACGACGCCGGGTATGCGCAGGCGAAGGCCGATCGCAAAGCAGAAGATGAGAAAGCCCGTCAACATGACGAACAGGAGAAAGCAACCAATGAACGTGAAGCGCAGCAGAGGATCGACCAGGCGCGCAATGATGCTCTTGATGCTGCCGCTCTCGCTGGCCGGCTGCAGCAGCAGCTCGTTGCCATCCGTGAGCAGCTCAGGCAGTATAACGCCACTGTCGGCGCTGGGTCGTCAGCCGCAGACACCGGAATTTTGCTTACCGACGTGTTCGAAAAATCTCTCGAACGAAACCGACAACTGGCAGAATACGCTGACCGGGCAGCTGAAGCCGGAAGGGTCTGCGAAAGACAGTACGATGAACTAACCAGGTAGCATGGTATTTTTCATGGTACTGTTTCCCGGTGACGGTATATAAAACGGTACGCAGAATTTATCGTTTCATAAACTTTTTTTCAGTCAATTGGTTACGAGTGCTGTAAATAATTGAGTGGGAGTAATCCCCGGCGTTAGCTGAATGAAACGAAACCCTCTGTGTTTACAGAGGGTTTTTTTATAGCTGCTACATTAAGGTCTCCCACCTGACGGCAAGCG